GCTGCCACTGTGTGCCAAGGGTGTTGGAGGTAATTTGCATCTGCATCTGGCGACCACGAACCCGGATATACACCTGCCCAGTGAATTGATCCACGTTGACGGTAGAAGTGATGGCCCCTGTGTTCACCACGTTGGCATTGCCTGACTGAGTAACCCCAGAGCCTGAGTTGTTTAAACCCTGTAGGTACATGGTGACCTGCGGGGTTGTGCCTGTTGTAGAGCCACCAAACGTCAAGTCGGGGATCATGCGGTACACAAAGGCAAAGTTATGCCCATCCCCAATATCGTATTGAGATGATGTTATGGATGCGCTGATAGCAGTGGCGGGGATTGTGATTCCGTCATCTACCCCATTTTCATGCTCAACAATGTTATAGCTGTAGGTGGCTGCAAGAGGGAAATTGCGTAGGCCAGTATCTAGCCATGCGGTACGCGCCATTGAACCGTAATACCAATTATCTTCAAGGTAGTTATATATAACGTACTTATCTATTGTGTTGCTACTTTCTGAACAATAGAACCACCAGACCTCATTAAAACCTTCATTGGTGCTACCAAAAACTTGTTCGGATTGAGTCAAGTTTATATCGTTGTAGATATATCGAAGCAAATCACAACGTAGAGTTTGCACCCGACCATCGTATTTGTAGAACTTATCAACTCCCATCCAGTAGCTAATACCAGAAGCCATTACCGCCGCATTAGGGCCAATGATGGAAACGTTATCTGCAAGTAGTTGTGTACCCCAGACATAAGGAGGGCCAAGGTACTGCAAAGAATACAAGGATGAGTCTGTCCACACCACAATCTCTTGGCGGCTTTGTAGCGTAGTGATGATTTCCGAGCCGTGCGACAAGCGCACACTACCTGCCTGATTGGTAACTGCTGGATACCATGTGGTCAAAGACTCCTGATCCGACCAGCGGATAAGCATGGGGTCAAGTGTTGTGCTGCCGTAGTCGTTTGTGCCAAACACAATAAGGAAACGGCTGGCATCAGATATCGTAAATGTGTTTTGGTACAACGGGGTATATCCATCTGCACCGGGCAAAGTGGAGAGCAACGCACCCCTAGAGGAAACAGCTTGTGTACCTGATCCAGCAGAAGAAGTGTTAATGAGCGCCCCAGTTGTGGTGAGGGATAGATTAAACGTACTAGAAGATAAATACCTTACGTAATAAGTGGTTCCCGGCGTTAATCCTGTTGGCAATGCGCCAGTAGTAGTAAACGTAATTGGCGTTAAATCTGCAAGACCCAAGCTGCATGAAACAATGCAAGGAAAAGCATTAGATATAGTAACTGTTGTCCCCGTAAGGCCAAAAGTTGCATCCCAGTAATACAAAGGGAATCCACGAGGGCCATAAACTAAACTCTGGCCCCAGTTCAATTGGTTCCAAATGCGTAGACCTGTGGCTGATATTGTTACTGGCCCACCATTACCCCACGTTCCAGCGTTCCATGCTCCCGCGCCCCAACCTTCAGTTGGGATATATGTACTAGAGCCACTACTAACTTGATAAACAGCGTAAACCGTGCCGCCCCCAGTTGTAGAGGAGGAGGCCGTACCAAGAACAAGGATGGAGTATGTCGTAGAGGATATGAAGGTAAGTTGGTATTCACCCGACACCGTAACTCCACCTACGGCAGAAGCGCCGTAGAAAGTAACATAATCCCCGTTAACAAACCCCGGAGTCGCTGTTACTGTTACCGTGGTATATCCACCAGAGTTGGTTGCTGTATTAGTGGTAAAGGGGTTAGTCAGGGTGTCCGACGCTCTGATCGGTGTTACATCGTAATACGCACCACCGTTCTCAATGTAGAACTTGGAGCTTGTACCAACACCCAGTAAGTTTTGACCAGCTAGGGTTACCCAGTTCCACAGGGAGCGGCAAACACCTAAGAAGGTATTCTGAGAAATGCGCAGCCAGCCGCCAATCTTCTCTGGTGTGCCTTGGCGAAAACGTACCTTGTCGGACTCATACCAGCCGCCTTCGTTGGTATACCGAGTGTTTTCCCGGTTAACCCCCGGCTTGAGCAGTATTTTCTGTAAAGGCATACGTTAATCCAGTAATCGACATTCCGCAGTTCTGCGCTTAACCAACCCCGGCAAGACTCGTCCACCACCTTTTGTCCAGAGCATAAGCTGCTCTTTTGCACCTTCCCAATCCTGCGCATTTATCCTGCGCTTGAGGGTGCTGGTCTGTAAACGTCCCGTGCCTAAATTGTAGGCGAAGTCCACGATGGCGTTGCACTTTTTCTCGTCGGTCAACAAGACCGGGCATTGACGCAATACGGCGGGTAAATAGGTGTGGTGAAGTTCTTGCAGCAGCAACATGGTTGCATCAGGCTCAGACATTGGTGGGTCAGTTAAAGCCACCTTGCGCCCGTCTGCGTAGTAGGTACTGCCGTAACCAATCGTAGCAACACCCGCCGGGCAGAGGTAGGGTTTACCCCTAAACCCTTCAAACTGTTTACACAGTGCTGCGGCGATGTCTAGCTTCATAGCCCACGCTTTGCCAAAGTTCTATCTAGGAACCAGTAATTTAGCGTGCCAGACACCAGTGCAGCAAAGTCGGCTGACATGATGAGTTTAAACACTGCCTCTGGAGGCGCACCAGCCGCCCATGCAGTCCAAGCAAACCAAACATGGGCAAAGCTCCACAGGAACAAAATCCAGTAGGTAGCCACCGGACGCACAGAGGCGGACAGGCTTGCAGCCCAACCACCAGCAGCTTTAACCATCTCGGTCTGCTGCTCCACGGCGGAGTTAAACGCATCCATCACGCCAGCGTCTACGGTTGCCTCGCGCTGCGCTCCGATCTCAGCTAGCTTTTGCTGGCCGCGCAGAGTTTCCAGTTGGCACTGCTGCTCAAACATTTTTAACTCATGCCCACGCTCGTTCTTCTTATCCATCCATTTGAGAACTTCAGGAGCCAGACGGAACACGCCGCCAAGCAAAGAGCCAAGGATACCGCCGCCAAGTAAATCAAACATAATTTAGTCCTTTCCTGTCAGGGTTTTGATGGGTTTGCTCACTGGAACTTTTTCTTCCAAGATGGCAATGTGCATCCTGTTCTCTGCAATCTGGTCACGGTTGCGCTGGATTTCTTTTTCTAAATCTTGGCGTAACTTTTCCCGTGCAAGTTCTGCTCCAGTGTTGCTTGCTTGCTTGTTGTCGCTGGTAACAACTAAGCTGATTTTGCTATTTAATATGGTAACTTCATGGGCCAAGTTTGACAAGGCAGACATCAAGTAAACAACGCAGGAGAATAGCAGTGGAAGCAAAGCAAACGTGATCTTCTCAATCAGTTGACTTTTAGCCTCCATGTTTTGCATTTTTTCCTCACTCATACTAGCCCCTTTTAATCAAGAATTCCCAAGCCAATCCGCCTATCGGCACAATCATCGCAATGGCAGCCACAAAACCTTACGTTCAAATACGTCGCCCGTCCAATACCACTTCACACATACATATTTGACTGGAGCCTGTGGAACTACAAGCCCCAATATAAGTACAAGCAGGCGCATACATAGGTCATTTCCTGCTTAATCTATTTCGGCTTTTTGACTGGCACGTTGTTTAGCCAAAACTTCTTTGGTAAGTTCGTACCTTTCATTAAAAGTATCTGGGGTTTTTATCTTGGCTTTAGTAAGAACTTGCTTCCTTGCGGCAATAATATTGTTAAGGTCGCTATCGCATTTCATCCACACAGGTTGCCGCCACTTTTGAGTATCCGAAGAAGTAGGTTTTGGGTCAATAAATTCTTGTAGCCCTGTCTGGTTCATGCACACGCCGTTGTTGTATTTAACGCATGCTGGGCATACGACTTCATGGGTGCGTATATCAAACGCCCACTTTCCCTGTTTTTTGCGGATGCCGTGGAACCACAGCGTCCAAGTATCTGGGGTCATCTGCACAAACCTGTGGCTTGTTTTCCAGCTTCGCGGAACAATAGCTGGTGCTGTGATTTGCTTACTTACACCGTTGTAGTCTTCTTCTTCCGTGTAACCACCCTTGATGACTATGCTCAGGCTGTTCCAAGGGTGCGTGTGAAAGTTTTCGTTGTCGATCCACTGCCCGCTATCTTCGCCAACAAAGTTATGCACAAACATATTAGGCAAGTATTTATCTTTCCATGTTTTTGCCGTCTTGTTCTCCATGAAGAACACGTAGTACCGGTACATCACTACATTACCAAATACATCTACGAAGGCGTACTTACGCCCCAGTTTTTGCATAACAAAGTCAAACAGCTTATACAGCATCGTTTTTCCTAGAAAACAATATTAGCGCGGTATCTGTGTTTGCATTGATGGTCTTGCTTTGCGATATGACTCCCACCGGCAGTGGAGCGCCGCCTACAGATGTATCACCAGATACAACAAACAATAACTGACCGGCGGTAGCCTCGTAGTTTTGACCAGCCGGAATAAAAAGCAACTGCATATCCGGGGCGCTGTTGTTGTTTAGCAGGTAGTCAAAACACCACAGCTCTGTTTCGCCAACAGCCTTGTACACATAAGTGCCTCGCTTATATGTGTGACCAGTAAATACAGTCTTGTTGCAGAATTGACCGCGTTGTTCAATAAAGAACGGATCATCAAAGCCCTCTGGGTAACTGACTACTGTCCTAGCTCCCTTGACCCAAAAAAACCAGTTGGAAGATAGCTCAACAGGCGTGTCATCGCGCCAAATACTTTTAAATTCTTCCCCGTTGGCAAGAATCTGTTGATGGATATTCCACCCAAAAACAGTGTATTTGGTTGCTATCATATGGTGATCTGCCCAAGGACAAACCCTTGACTTGTGCTTGTTGGAACGGCTGTCGGAGCTTGCACTAATGCATTTATTTGGTCAAACCCTGTAGCTATAGCAACTTCCGCTTTACGCTCTAAAAGCCATATAGGAGCGCGGCGTTGAATTTCCTCCGCAAGCGCATCGCCAGTTAAAAATGCGCCGTCAACTACAGGTACGTCGATTGCGTATGTGGCAATATCTTCACCAGTGTTACTGTACGTTACTTGAATTTGTCCGATAGTTGCATCGGCAGCAATAATACGATAGTCCATTAAGTTTGACCTCCACCAGTTGTGCCGCCAGTAATACCAGCGCCAGCGTTAACAAAAGATTTACCAACTAAACAAGCACCGCTAGCCCCGCCTGCTCCGCCGTCAAACCCCTTAGATTCTCCAGCGCTTCCAACAGAACCCAAGGCTCCGCCGTTGCCGCCAATACCGCCATTTCCGGCAATGGGTTCTCCAGCGCCTCCAGTTCCAGCAGTAGCAGTTGTTCCAGCAGTACCCGGACTACCACTACCAGATTTATTGGGTGCGCCGCCAGCGCCACCACTTCCTCCGGTATTTCCTCTACCGCCACCACCGCCACCACCTCCCCCAAGAGTAGGACTGCCGCCACCAGTAGAAACAAAACAACCGCCACCCCCACCACCGCCGCCGCCACCGCAAGTGCCAGTGTTAGTCCACGTAACAGTCCTTGCAACAGAGACTGCTGGGCCACCAGAACTTCCTGCTGGAGCAGTACCAATATTTTCGCCACCTTTGCCCCCATTACCACCAGCGCCAATAACAGTGCCTGCATTGGTTACCTTTACGGTATCCCCTGCAGCCCAAGATGTGTTGACCGTAAATGCATAAGAGCCTGTAGACGCGGAGCCAACTACAACGCCAGAGTTAATTACAAACGTAACGTCTGTATTGCCAGACACATACCCAGAAACCTTTGCCGTGTTTGCTGTGTAGTTCTGGGTGCTGGCGCTAATAGTTACCGTAGCGGTAAGCCTGCCGCCACCAGCGCCTACGAGTAATTGTTGCGGTGCGCCCATGTTATGTCAGCCCAGAACCTGTGATAACCCAAGTCGTGCTGGTCATCTTGACACAAGTTGCGACACCATACAGTGCCAAGGTTCTACTGCCGGTTGTACCTGTACCGCCCAGATAAAGCGTGTCTGTTGTGATGGCAATAGTAACTGCGTTTGTAGACATGTTGATGAACGTCACAGCAGTGCCAAGTGCATAAGGGACGGAAGCATTAGCCGGTATTGTGTAAGTAGCTACCGCCGCCGCCGCAGCATGGTAAATGTGTTTGCCTGCATCTCCCGCCACCAGCGTGTAGCTGCCGGTTTGCGCATTTTGTGGGACATTTATGTAGCCCACTCCGTTTGTGCCATCTGCGGTGCAGCCACTTAAATTTCCTGATGTTGGTGTACCAAGTACAGGCGTTACAAGCGTTGGGCTTGTAGAAAGAACAACGTTGCCTGATCCTGTGGATGTTGTTACTCCAGTACCGCCATTTGCAACTGCAAGAGTTCCAGTTGAATTAGTTAAAGCAGTTGAAACAACTTTTACGTAGTCCGAGCCGTTCCAAGCAACAATTGCTTTCTCACCATCAACCAAGGTGATCCCCGTGGTGGCTGAACCTTTAACTGTTAGTAAAAATCCCCCAGTAGCTGCTGCATTGTTGATTATGTAGTGTCGGCTGCTGCTAGGCACAATCAGGTTACGGGCTGCTGTTTTAGCACCTGTAATATTGAGGATGGCATACTGCGCAGTGGTTGAGCCGATGTTGGTTGCTGAACTTGTACCCTGTGTATTGGCTAAGGTAACGTCAGCCGTAGTAATGGCAATCGACAGACCGCCCGCAATGGCAATGTCAAGGTAGGCTGTAATGCTGTTGTTTACATCATCACCCCAAGTACCAGACTCCGTGCCTGTTACGGGCTGCCCAAGGGCTAGGTTGGTTGTGTAATTGACTGTCATAGGACTTCTTTCCAAGAAATAGTTTGCTCATCCCACTGGTAACTTTTGTCATCACTAGGGCATTGTATCGGAGGATGCCATTGGCATGTCTGTTCGTCAAGTGTCCAGCTTAGGTATGGCTGTGGCGGGATAAACGCATCCCTGTCTGGATCGTAGCTGTACCCAATCCCAGCGTAATTCTTGCGAAACGGCGTACCGCCTAGCAGGTGCTGCCCACCCATAGTGTTGTAGCTGGTCTTCTTCCAGACTGTCCCCGTTGTTTCTGCGTAGATAGCCTCTCCATCAAGCGGCTCGTCCACACCCGCAATTACCCGAAGGACAACATTGTTTTCGTCAATTTCTGCAAAGTGTGCCATATCTATATCGGTGTAAACGATCCACTGTTTTTAAATATGTGGGTAACATACCCACCGCTAACATCTATTATGTCGCCCCCAGTAGCCAATGCCGCTGATGCTGGATATTTAATAATGACTATGCCTTTACCGCCATTACCGCTAGTTGCGTTAGCTACATTAATTCCAAGATGGCAACCAGCACCCCCGCCTGACCCCGTATATGCTTGGCCCGCAGTAGCGTTTACGCCTGACGTATAAGTTGCTCCGCTACCACCACCCGCAGAACCAGGTGCAACATTACCACCACTTCCTAAGTTACCATCTCTAGCACCGCCACCGCCGCCAGCAAATTGAACTTGTGCGCCAGTAACATAACCCACGCTAGAACTTGTTGCAAGTGTAGTGCTTATTAAGGTGGCTAAGTTAGTTCCAATACCGCCCGTACCAGCGGGGTTTGTTGTCCCTACACCAGACGTTCCTGCCGCTCCAGAACCGCCTCCACCACCACCATATCCGGCAGAAGATGCCCCGTTCCCGCCAGCAAAGCCTTGTCCGCTAACCCCCGCCGCGCCATTAACTCCACTTTGTGACCCACTAGCACCGCCAGAACCACCTGTTAAAGGGCCGGGATTACCAGAAATAGATGCGCCGCCGCGACCACCGCCTGTTGTAGATATGGATAACCCTGTGCCAATAAGCGAAGATGTGTTGCCGCTAGTTGGTGTAGTAGAACTACCTGTCCCGCCAGCCCCAACAACTACTGCGTATGCTCCTGATGAAGGGGGGATTGAATACGCTGTACCACCATTGTTGGTTGTAAGCCCACCTGCCCCGCCGCCGCCGCCATAGTAATAAGAACCTCCTGCACCACCCCCAGCTACAACTAAATACGTTATATCTATTGGCGTGTATAACGTAGGCCATGTTCCGGCTTTTCTTGCTTGTAAAACAGTAGCAGTTTTCCAAATACCTTTGGCGCTAGAAGTTGTCGGCGTTTGCGCCGTGGATGACAGGATAGAACCTTTGTATCTAGTAGCCATTGTTATTTACCAAGTGATCGTGCCAGTACCAGCAGTAATCTTATATATTTTGTACCCAGCCCGAGATGCGGTATCGGGGGTAATGTTTCCTGCGCTGCCATTAATAGTTAAGCCAGCACTTGCAGCAGATGCGCTAGGGTAAGAACTTAGGTAGGCAACAATAACTATTCCAGAACCGCCATTTGCGCCTGCCGCTGAAAGACCGCCAGTACCGCCACCACCACCGCCAAGGTTTGCTGTCCCCGCTACGCCACCGGCATTAATACCACCTCTACCACCACCTCCAGCGCCGCCAAGAGGCGCAGTTCCTGATACACCGCCGCCACCTCCACCACCGCCATAAGTTATTGCCGAACCCATTATGGTTTTAGAAGAACCTGCACCACCAACACCACCCGATGCACCAGCAACACCAACAGCACCTGCGCCGCCACCGCCGCCGCCATTAAAATTTCCACCAGCCGCACCTGCGCCGCCATCATATCCTTGTCTTGGGGGGCCAGCAGTTCCAGCGCCAGCAGCGATAGTGTTGTATGTACCCCCACCACCGCAACCACCAGAATTGGAAGAAGATGCTGCTGCTTGATAGGCTTTTGAACTACCTCCACCCAATGCAGTTATCGTAGTAATTCCAGAGCCAGAAATTACGGAATTTGAGCCATTAGAACCAACATTACCCAACCCAGCCACTGGCCCTGTTGCTCCTGCACCGACTGTAAAAGTGTAGGGGGTAGATGGTATTAACGTTTCAGTGGAATTTAATAAACCGCCTGCGCCACCACCGCCATTACCAATGTTTCCAGAGTTTCCGGGAGCGCCAGCACCACCGCCAGCAAGCACTAAGTACTCAATTGGAAAACCTATATTAGGCCAAGTAGATGCTTTCTGCGCTTGCATCACATCACTGGTAGTCCAAATGCCTTTGGCGCTAGAAGTTGATGTAGGCTGTTCTGTCGATGAAAGAACAGACCCCTTGTATTGCGTGGACATTAGGTAATTGCTTCAAACGATGACGTTAATTCAATTGCGCTTGCCGTTCCCACAGTCACCACAATAGACTGCGCTTCACCCAAATAAAACGCCGTGCTTTTGTCTACGATAACAATGGAAGCGTTTACCGGCACAGGAACTTGATAGATTAGGCGGTAATTTGTACCAGCGCCAGCCGCTGCGCTGTTAATTGCAACGGTCACAGTGGCGTTACTAGCGGTGACATTTGATGCAACAATGTTGTTGACTTTATTGACCGTGCCAGCAGCAGGAGTAAGTGCAGTCCAAGTCGTAGCCGCTGTAGTGCTTGGGATTAAATAGTTTGTACTTCCGTAGATAGAAGATACGTTAACGATATTTGGGTTTGCCATAATTAATATCCAAAAACAAAGGACATAACAATTGCCCTATTTGTAGGTATTGACCTTGCTGCTGGGTAGGTTACAAATACATTCTTTGTGCCTGCGGAAAAATTGACTAAAGAGCCTGAGTTGCTGGATGAGATCACCGTGGTTCTGGACAAGGTTGTGCCTGACGATGTGTACGTTCCAATGCCGACTTCCCACTCTGTACCTCCCGCAATGGTGTAGTAGGTGGAGTTGCCATCCCCAACAGCAGCAAAGGTCTGATAACCCGTTACGGCTCCGGCAAGCGTAACAGTGCCTGTACCAGTTGTAGTGGTGGTTTCCTGAACTCGATCTGCTAATACAAGAGCCATTTATACCTCTACGGTGTGTTGTCAATAAGCACCCATCCTGCGGTCTGACTATCTTCAATTGTAGACCAGCCGGGTGTCTGTGTGCTATTAATATCAATCCAGTTTGCGGTTTCGCTGTTATCAATCAGATTCCAATACACAGGAATTAATGTCCCAACAGAGCCAGCCGCAGAAACGCCGGTTAGGGCCAATGTTCTGTCCCCTAAGCTCACGCTGCCAACGGAAGCTGTTATCTCTGCGCTGGTTAAGCCAAAACTAAATTCAAATTCAACGGAGCCTACACTGCCCTCCGCAGTCAGCGGGCTAAGTGGTACAGACAAATACCCAACCTCTCCTGCCGCCTCGACTCCTGACAGTGCAACCTGTATGCTCTGAGTTACAGTCCCAGTTTCTCCAGTTGCGGTATTGCCAGTTATGCCAATACCAATTCCTTTGTCAGAAACCGTACCAACTGCACCGTCCGCAGAAACACCTGTTACAGCTACAGTACGGCTAGAACTTAGTGTGCCTACAAAACCTGTTGCAGTATCGCCTGTATCTGCGTCTGTGTTACTAGGTACAAGGGTTCCTACAGCCCCGGCAGCAGCAATCCCCGTGATACCAATACTGATCCCTTTATCGGAAACAGTGCCAACCGCACCATCCGCAGAAACTCCAGTTACGGCATTAGTATGACTTAAAGTAAATGCGCCAAGTAAACCGCTTGCAGTGGTGCTTGTGAGTGCAACTGTCCGGCTACTAGTAAGAGTCCCTACCGCCCCAGCCGAAAAAACCCCAGTTAAAGCAAAGAAAAAATTTACCCCAGTGGTTCCTGCGCTACCAGTGGCTTCATCTCCAGTAACCGTACCTGTATTGCTTGGTGTTGGCGTACCAACTACACCAGATGCCTCTACCCCTGTTAGGGAAACAGTAATGTCAGCAGGCCCACCCCAAGGGTCAGAACCCCAAGTGCCGTATCCCCAAGTACCAGAAGTTGGAACTATGGCGGTATCGCCAGTAGCGCCAAAAGGCGCTCCAGCAAAAGGGGTTATACCAAACATGGCTTACGGCTTTACGCCGCCCCGCTATTAGGTTGTTGCCAAACGCAACAAAGCAGTCGTAGTGGTGTTGGACGGCATGGTCAACGTAAATGTTCCAGCAGTGATTGTCTGCGAACCAAACGTGTGAACACTGATTGCCTTATTACTCTGCGTTGAGTTGTATACCAAAACACAGTCAAACGCCGTAGCCAATGTAACGGATGTGTATACAAAAGATGCAGAGGGAGTCCAATAACCTACGCCCGCTGTTGCGGAGGAATTTGTAGATGTTGGCGCAGTAGCATTGGTGACCGTTACACCGCCAGCCGTGTAGCCTGTGCCAGTAACTTCACCTGTAGTTGAATACGCCGTAGTAGCAGCGTTAATCGTAGCCGAAGCGAGGAACAATGCCGCTTTCAAGGTGTCCGTAGTAGGAGCGGTTAAGCTTCCGCGAGAAACAATAGTAGAAGCGCCAAGTTGGTGTTGGCCTAGCATCAGTTCACTAAGGAACGAAGTAGCCATTGATTGAGTATTAGCCATAATATTTCCTTAAAAAGATGCGGTATCGCCACCGGCAAAGGTAGGCACTTTTTTCAACGTAACATGCACTGATCGGTGAACCAACTCTTCATCCAGCCAGTACTCAACCCATGTGGTTAGCTCATTGTCATTCTCAATTTCCCCGGCGCGGTGTTCCAGTAAGGAATCATCCATGTCGCCTTTGGTGGTAGTAACGATCAATTTGAACTCCTGATAAGCGCAGTAGTTGAAGTGTTTGCTGGCATAGTGATTGTAAACGTGGTGGTCGATGTTTTGTCAGACCCAAAGTCCAACACTGCAATCGACTTGTTACCCTGCGTGACGTTGTAAATCAAAGCACACCGGGCGGTCAAAGCCGCTGTCCAAGACACGTTGCTCCAGTTCACATAGGCCACATAGCCAGATGAGCTAATAGCTACCCCAGTCAAGGCCTGACCTCCAGCCGTGTAGCCTGAGCCAGAAACTTCATTGGTTGCGCTGTAAACGGTTGTGTCTTCGTTTAAATCTGCGCTGGCGGTGTACAGGGCTATGTAAATCGTATCTGTGGATAGATTGTGGACAGCCTGATACAACTCCTTCTTGAAGCTAGTGGTCTGAGTCTGGACTATGCTCATGTGACCGCCTGCCTATATTGACCGCTGCGGTATGCGTCTTGACGCTCCATACCATCACCCAGACGCTTGGCAAGGATTAGCGCTTCTTTGTACTTGCCGTCATACAAAGCTATTAAATCTGCTTCACCCTTCATAAAGGTGTAAGCCTCTACCAACGAGCCATACAACAACACAGTATCAAAGTTATCACCCAGCCATGTGGTAACGGCAGTGGTAATTGACTCAGGATAATAGTAGTAATGAAGCTCTGCGGAATAGGTGGCATCCGGTGTGGGGCCGAGGATAAAACTCAACTCATTGGATATAGTTCCACTAGAAACAGTAGGCCCAAACAATGCGTAGTACTTTGGCGTTCCTGTACTTGTCGGGCCGGGGTAAGCTTCGCGGATGAAGTTCACATCTTTGTTCAGCAAGAATATGTAGTCTCCACCACCATACGGGTATACCGCCAACGAATACGGGGCTAAAAAATCTTCTGGGCAAGACAGGTACTTATTACTAGAAGTTATTGTTCCAGTCACGTTCTTACGCAACGAGGGGAACTGCACCGTGTTATAGATGCGTTGCTCCGCCTGTTGGATAAAGCGGTTAATCTGAGTCGTAGACGATACAGTAGACGAGTCCGCAAGGGTAATCGCCGGAAAGTTATTTTCCGTGTACGTTTGTATCGCCGCCGAAAGCTCAGAGTAGTTCATGCCATCGGGCCTCTTGCCATCACGCCTTTAGTAGCACAACCATTACCACGGGTTTTAATGCCATCAGTCTTGGTTGGCTCATTACCAGCAGATTTACTAAAAGACCCAACACTGATATCAAGCGTGTCTAGCTTGCTACGGTTTGGGTCTTTTCCGGGATTGCTGGAAATCTTCATGGCCTTACCGTCCATCGTGTGTGGAGGTGCGTAAACGCTGGCTGGGCCAACTTCCTTACCGTCTCGTTTCATACTGTACGCCATGATTTACCCCGTTTTCTGGTTAGCTGCACGAGACAGATTACGTCCTACGCGCATGCGGTCTTCACTGGTAGGGCCACCTTTTTTCATGCCTTTGGCATGCATGCGGCTTTCGTGACCTTTGACCATTTTCTTGGCCTCAGTATCCGCAATTTGCTTTACTTTTTTCGTGTCCATCATTGACTCCTATGAAACCGTTACTGTACCAACACTTGTGGTTCCGACCAAGTAGTTAGGCGTTAAAACTGTATCAAAAAACCGGCCTCCGCCTACTGGATTCCAACCCCACTGGATATCCCTTGAGCCTCCCGTAAGGTTACCCGAACTGTTAACCCCTGCCGTCACGTACGTAGTATCTCTGCGCGGCTCCCGCACAGCTTGCGGGTCGTCCACCGGGTACATA